CTTGATATTGATAGCCTTGGAAATCAGCCGTAGTAGCGGCAGACGCTATGAGTGTAGAGTCATTCGCACTATTACTTCCTTGGGTAGAAAGATTGGCTGGACTATAATGATTGTTAACAGTAAATGCCGTAACTGATATATCAATCAAACTAGGTACTTGATTGTTTGGAGTTTTACCTTCATCATAAGAGATGATGCCACGATCTCCAGACATAGTAGGTGCGCCAACATAACCAGTACCAGTTGATTCTCTCAACCCAAAAGTTCTTCTCATTTTTGGGCGCTCTAAGAGGTGATTTTCAATGAATACACCTTCAGCTACCGTACCAGTCTTAGCAGGTATAAACTGCTTAATAAAGGTAAAAATACCCCCAAAAGTATCGTTAAAATTAGATAAAGCTTTAACGAAAGTGTTAAGATCAGTTACGCTAGTGGTGTCGCCGCTTGCGCCACTTACACTACTACCTAAAACACCTCCACCACTTCTTATTCGATCCCATGAGGTAGAAGATTGAGTAGCAAATGTAGCTGATGGAGCTAATCCCATTTGTGCTGTTATGTCATGCCATTGTTCAACAAAAGGACCAGTATATTCTTTTCTAAATAAATCTTCAGGATCACCCATTGTGCCAGCAATATCTAAGTCTTGATAAAAATTTCTAATACTATTATTTAAGACATTAATAGGGCTAAGCGCATAACTAACATAACCTGTATCAACTATTCTATCAGTATTGCTTCCTTGTGTAATTTTATCATTATCAGTAGCGAACCCTACTGGTGAAAATCTTGATAATTTCTTTTGATTATCAAAAACCCTATAATGTTTTCCGGTTAATCCACCAAACGAAACGGGATGCGCTGTATTTCCAGCGGTTGTAGAATCGACAATAAAATTATAAGAAGCTGCGGAACCAGTTAAAACAACATTTTCTCTTAATTTATAATGACCCGATAGGCTTGAAAAATTAGCTTTATTAGTTATGCCTACCGTATTAACCGACCCTGTAGAATTTTGAAAAGAAACTGATTCAAAATTTCTCGTTTGTTCAAATAAATCTTCATCTTGTAAAGCTACATCATGCCAAGCTCTAACTTCATGCATATATCCCGTAAATGAACCAGATGCCGGAAAATAAGCGGGGAATTGTGAATAATTAGTTCCACCCACAGAGTTGGTTCCAACACCACCCGTAGAAGAAAAATTAATTCTTGCTACATCATAATGAGCGGTAGAGCCTGACGAATACACAACCACATCATGCCCACCTGTTGGAGAACCCGATAAGGCCATCGTCCATATCTTTAATGTATCACCAGAACGAGATGCTACTACATTTACAAAATTATTTGCACTTCCGCCACCTTTAATCCAGCCCGACATAGAAGTTAAATCAGTAATAGCTGACATGGAAGCTGTTGTAGTAGATTTAAAAGCTGCCCGCCCACTAGCATCCATATCAATAATATATAACGGATGCTTTAATAAGGTCATAGAAGAGTGATCAGCCGTTGCTGAAACACGCATCTGTAAAGTAAAATTAGTAGAAGCGGGAAAGTCAAAAACTAATGCTGACCCAGTAGTAGCGTCCGAAGTTGTTTGAATGAACGCATCACCAGAAGTATAAAACGCAGGTATGTCAACTTCTTCAGTAATACGAATGGCATCCGGCTTATGAAAAGCAGAATATTCATTGTAATTAACAAAATTGTGATCAACACCATATATTCTACTTATAGCTTCTGCTGCAGCCTTTGTTCCTTTAGCTTTTAAAAGAAATTGAATGTTGTTAAGAATTTTATTCCAAATATCATAAGTTATTTCTTGTCTAGTTGAGCCAGAAGTGGATTCGGTTAAATATTTTTGAAAATCACTATTAGTAGCCATTCCAAATAATTTAATACCAAACTCTTCAGCTAAAATAGGTAAAAACTTATTAGGAACTCTATTATATTTGTCATAACTTATTCTTTTAACATTAGATATTTGATCAATAAAAACTTTTAACTCATCTAACTCATCCCCTATAGCCGCTAACATTTTTTCTAAAATTTGATCTTCATCACCCATAAATAATATATTAGGTAACATATTTTTCAACTCCGGACCTCTAGTTATAGTTGTTTCAGCAGTAGATGGTATTTCAACAAAAGCCTTTCTTACAGCAGACCTTTTTAATCCATCTGAACTAGTGTCAAGAGTTATGTATTCTGCAGTACCAGCTGTTCTATCAACAACATTTATATTCTCTTCTTCAAAATTAACTGCTCGGGCAGAGATTGAATCTACTACTCCAGTTTGCGACCCTGTTAAACTATTACTTAATCCTCTATCAATAAAGATTAAAGGAACTAAATCGCCATCTTGATTAGTAGCATTAACTGTTGCGTTAGGGCTGGCATTTATATCCGCAGAACTAGATCCTGTTATTCCTAACTTATTTAACAGCCATAAATCAAATCCTGTAGATTTTTTCTTAAATTCATCTACTTTAAAAATATTTTCAGCACATAAGGCCGCTGTATCTGTACCGCTAGCGCCAATAGGATAATCAGCAATTATTCTATCATAAGAAGTGTTAAATTTACGAATAGCATCACCAAAAAATATATGTTGGGAAAAATCACCATAATCAACAAGAGGTAATACTTTATTTCTATTACCCGTAACGCTACGACTTATAAGCGAACCACTAGAGGTGCCAATTGCGGAAAGTGAAGCTACTAATGTATCATATGAATATCCGGAATCTGCCATTTATTTTTTCCTATAGAAGACCATAGTCATAATTAGCATCTCGGGTTCGTTTTGCCATAGAAGATGGGTTAGTGTCCTCAGTATCATAAGATTCACCTACCACAAAATCCCATCTATCCGGAAAATCATAATAGAAAGTATCCCCACGCACATCTAATTGCATATATACTTTATATGGTATACCTACATATAAAAGATTAGTATCTAAGTCAAAGAAATTTCCTTGAGAATCGTAAGAAATATCAAAGTTTTGTATTTCAATATCGTCTGTATATTTTTCTCTAATTTGAATCTTACCCGACTTAACAACATAATTGTTTTGAGCAGTACTGCTACCCGTAACACTTTTTAAAGCAGTAGTTCTATCTTTAATATTAACTCGTATTCGTTGGGTAGTTCCCGGCTGAAATTTAGGAGTAAGATTGCTAAGTGTAATTTGATAATTAGACGTTGTATAATTACTATGGCCCGATGTAGGTAATATGCAACTAAAATTAAAAGAATCAGTTCTGTATTCACCAGCCGTAGTAACTGTCCAACTATCGGTAAAAGAAGTAGCTGCGGAAACCCCAATATTTATTCCTGTTAAACCAGCAGCAGCAGTTTCAGTTCCAGCATCCCCAACATTAACTTTATAAATTCCTTTTGAGTGACGACCAGCTGTAACGGCAATACCTAAATAAATTCCTGTACTACCTGCAACTGTTGTGTTTCCATCAGCACTTAATGTTACATGGCCAGGAAATGGACCGGTTCCATTTAAATCAGTTAAGGCACCATCAACAACACTATAATAAAACAACAAACCTGATTTAGAAAACTTTATATTACTTCTGTCATCTTTAATAGCGCCGGGCCATTCTAGCTGTAAGTAAGGCGTTTTTTGTGTATTTGTTTCTCTACTATAAAATTTCTTAGAATAAAAGTTTTCAGCCGAGACTGAATTAGCTACTCCAGCAGCAGTAGCTTCAGTAGCGTCTTTACATTCTTGTGCGTCCGACATTCTCAAAAGAAAACCATGATCAGCAGAACCACCGTTAGCAATAGTTGTTCCTGTGGAATAATTAAGATAAGCTTTAAAATAATCTGTTACATCTATTTTAAGATTTTCTTCACCGTTAGCAAAGCTACATGAGCCAGAGTTAGAATCATAAACTTTAGTAGCATATCCTACATAATTATTCGCACCGGTTTGACCAGCATTACTGGCAGTTTTCCACGGTACTAAATTTGTAGCTGATAGAGCGTTCGCAAATCCCGTATTACTAAAGTTATCATTATCTAAACCACGACCTTCGATCCAATTAGATGTAAGAGGAAAGTTCCATATTTCAAAATTTTCCGGTACCGTATCCGTAGATGGTGTATTAAACATATAAATATATGCAGATACAGTAGAGTCTGTTCTTGGGTCCGGATACTTACCTGTGCTTACAATACCGGCACTTAAAGAAGTAAGGCCAAACTTCATCAACATTCTTGCCCATTCTTTTCTATCGTCACGGCGATCATTAATTTTGTTCCAAACTTCTAATACAGGTGTTAATCCAAAATTAGCAGTTGTAGAATATTCCGTAATCCAAGTATCTATTTTTGAAAACGCTCTTGCGTAGCTCATTTTATTCTCTCATTAATATCCGCCGCCAGCGCTGCCACCGGCAACACCTTGAGCTGCGGCTGTTGATTGATCAGCACTTCTACCTACGATATCAAAATTAGGATATTTTAATTCCCATACATCTCGTTGCCCAAATTTTAATATACCCGAAGATGTATTAGCATTTATATTATAGGCGACACTAGAATAGTTTCTTCCATCTACTGTACCTGTTCTATTTATAATTTTAAACTCTGATACTGATAAAACTGATTTTTGCGATTGAATAAGAGCAATTATTTCTGATGTAATTATTGAATCATTAAAATTTGTTCTTGATGTATCAAATTGTCGTTGTAATAATAATATTGTATCTATCAATGCTTCAGCAAAATTAGCGTCTTGAGATGGAACAATAACAAATTCTATTGCTATATTAACTATTCGCCCTGCATTAAATTTTACACTATCAGAAAAGGATCTAAATTGCTGTATATATTTCTCTACATTATTAATTATAACATTATTTGGAGTTGTTAGTTGGCCAACAGAGTTTCTTGTAACTAAAAATAACTCTACTCCCAAATTATTTGTAGGATCTTTTCTTGCAAAACTCCTGAAAACACTTCCGAACTGTGATGGCATTGACATTATTCTTACTTGATAATCTTGTAATGTAATACATCTTAATTGAGAAGACATATTATTTATAGCATTTATCTTTATAGAAGAAATACTTTCGCCTTCTTCACCACCACTTGCTTGATATGCATTATTACAAGCAATACTTTCAAATATCGTACGAGATTTGTCAGCATTATCATTAGAAAAATTAGGAGTAATAAATTGTATTTCTTTTTCTACAAACCTTGTAATAGAATTAGGGCCAACATTTCCATTAACACCGCCGCCTTGCCTATATGTAATTACAACAGTGGTGTCTCTAGGTGCAACTCCTAATGAATTGGTTTTTAAAAAATTGGTAGATTGAATAGCTGCTGGAGCAAAACCAGAAGGCGACCCTCTTAATGATGGCGGCAAAACAAAATCATTAGGGTTAGGTATTATTTCACTGTCAGCCTCATTCATAATACCCGAACCAAATCTTATTGAAGTTAATCCATTAGGTTCTAATTCAACAGTATATCTTTTCGGTACTCTTTTTATTTTTAATATATAAACCGCATCTCCAGAAGTGGATGCATCCCCATTTATATCTCCTATAAAAATTGTATCTTTAGCCAATGAATCTACTTGGTAATATTGAGCACCATCAATTGCTGAAACGGATACAACTTCATTAACATTTTTATCGGGCAACGTAACTTTCAAAAACTTAATTGCATCATTTACTTTGTAAGAAAAAGTTTTCGTCACACCGGCAGCTGCAGAAACACTAGAAATAGATACTGTAGTAGTTCCTCCATTATCGGGATTAACTACTCTATGGTCTGGTTGAGAAAAATCAACGTCTGTTAAAATCTCAAATGGGACGACTGGTTCATAATTTGTAAAAACTTTTGCACCTTTTTTCAATTTACATAATTCATTTCCCGAAGTAGAAGTAGTAAAATCAGCACTAACTGATAAATTAACAATAGCTGGAGTGTTATTTTTCGGCCGATATCCAAAATTTTCGGCTAAGGAAACTATGTTTTTAACCTCTACTGCTCTATTAATATAAGCTTCATTTACTTGCCTATCAATATTAAAACTTAAGACATCTCCAATATAGGCCATCATATCTAATATAGCCATACCTCCCGATGCATCATTAAAATCACGCCAATCATTTGGAAAATGACGTTTGACATAATCTATCAAGTCATCCTTTATGGAATCAAAATCTTTAGATAAATAATTAATATCTCTATTTAAACTTTGTGTTGGCATATTTTTTCTCTATGTAGATGTTACTGTAAAAGTAATTTTATCAGCCATAGCTTGTTGGTCTTTTATAATATAAGCCATAGAAACCCTTACCTGATTTACAGTTAAACTTGGATCGTCTTCACTCGTTGTAAGATTCACATTTTGTAACTTTATAAAAGGTAAATAAGTTTCGATTGCA